CTATTGAGCTCAAAAGTAATAGCAACTTTGCAACCAGTTTGCGGCATAGAGTATTGTGTATTCATAAAGCTATTATAGCAAAATAGGGATTTATGGTCAATCAAAAAAATAGGACCCGAAGGTCCTATTTAGCTATTGGTTAATAAGGCGCTACCCCCAGCAAAGCCTTAAGCGGCCATTGCGTAGTAACTATCGTTTGCAGTTACGAGATTTGCTCGATTTACGGTCGTCGCCTACCGTGTTGTCCATATCCTTACTTATTGCCCTGTCGAAGCCAAATACAGGCCCATCAAAAACACACTATCCTAGATAACCTCTTTGGGACGGACCTTAACCGTTCGAAGTATGTTTTTGGTGGACCTGCCCGGAGTCGAACCGGGGTCCAGAACACCTTTCATTCTACTTCATACAACAATATCAATAGCCTGATAGAACTATCTTAACGATAAAAATCAACCAGGCAATTCGTAATACATTATCGAATATTCTTTCTGCTGTGTCAAGCCATGTTTTATTTTGTTTTGTTTCCATTTTAAAATTCCGATTCTGTTCTATTCAATGGTCCTGTTGGGCTAACCGTGAATCTAATGTTTTCCCACGCACCGGTATCGTCAGTCAAGTCAGTTTCTTCAAAAGCAAAGGTACGTTTGCCTTTCATTGCAGTATGAAATTCACCTGCACGATTAGGATGGAAATGACCTACATTATGCGACTTACCTTTACCTGGCCATCCACCTTCTTTTGTTCCATGTAAATGTGCATGTTCATCATCATGTGATTTGTGTAGAATCGAATCTTGTTTGTAATGCTCACCCCATTTCTTTAGGTGATGCAAGAGTTGTCCGTGGTCATGACCTTTCTTACCTACAACTAAAAATGAATGCTCATCAACGTTCTTGGCCTGTGGTGTGCCATGATTCTCTACGTAACGACCTTTTACATGAACAAGACCATATCCTGCTTTACGAATATGATGTTCAAGTTCTTTATTGTGCTTCTTATTTTCTTCCGCAGTATTTTCACCACGATGGGCAGTAATCATACCAACATTGCGTTCTTTGGTATGCTGTAATACACGGCTTAGCGAAGATTCGTTTAAAAATGCATTAAATGTTTTCATGGATATCCTACTTATCTGTTCTACTCTGTTAGTATACATGATAATTGAACGCTCATCAAGTGTTTTCTCTATAATATTTTATGGCATTTATCAATCCATCCACATGGTCAGATGTCTTTTCTTTGAAGATAATTGCACTTGAATCTTTTACTGCCATAATGACTACCAAATCATCGATTGGAGTACCAACTAATTCTTCATACATCAATGCATATGCGGTACATTGCCAAAAGTAATCTTGAACATCAGCTTTGAATTTTGGTCGTGATGATGTTTTAAAATCGATGACAGATAACTTGCCATTGTATTCTGCTATACAGTCTACACGACCAGCCATTCCTATATTCTTAGACCACAATGCTTGTTCTTGGTAATGTATATTGTTTATCTGATTGAGATATGGTCTAATGCTAAGAAAAAACTCTACGGCATCAGGCATGATACCTTGCAAATAATCTTGTTTGTTATTTAGATAGTTCTCACAAATGGTGTGAACATTGGTGCCTCTTGACGATGCCTGTCTAGAAATCCGATTGGCTTCATCTTCACCGACTCTTTTTCTCCATTCCAATATAGATTGTTTTTTCTTGGCACCCACAACAGTAGTGACTGATGGCAAACGAGTACCGTCTTCTAATGCATAGTACCGTTTACCATCTGGGAATGTTTCTGACTTCAAATCAACCAAATTTTTTGGTGGGCAAAATGTAAACATAATATAGTTTTCTTTTTATATTGTAGGTTCGTCTGGCCAAGTAATATTAAATGGGTCTTCTTGAGTTTCTGGAATGTCTCTTAGTGATTGTACATAATTTAACAGAGGAAGTAAAGAGTCTGCTGTGGCAGTATTCAAAGTAATTCTATCACGTTGTCTATTAATTTTCCACTGAAAATCATTTATCTTTTCGTCTCTTATTGCTCGTACAATATTCCATTGGAAATCATAACTTAATGTCCATGATTGTGATTCTGGAATATATTTGTATGGTCGACCATCAAGCGGATGTACATGATTGGTAACATCGTAATCATTTTCATCCATTTTATCACCACAATACGTCATACCGGTAACATGGTTAACGTATGTTGGTGTGCTTTCTGGATGCGTTGGTATAACTTCTTGAATTATCATTTTATCTCCATTAAATTATCTTGACACATTGCTTGATGTCAGTGGGTATACAACAATTCTATAATAGGTACCAGATGTAACTGCTACAGTAATACCACTTGCATAAATCTGACCTACTGTAGACAGTAGTGTTGTAGTTGGTGTACTAGTTGATGTATTATAGTCAGCAGAAGTACCATAGGTGATTAGATATCCTACTGCACCATAACCCAAATACATTTTCTTAGTGAATGATGCTGATGTTGCTTTAAATATTCCCGAATCATAGACAGCATGTGGTGGTGTAATTCTATAATATCTAAATTGTCCTAGACCATAGGCAAGTTCAACTTGGCTTCCACTATATGCACCACTTACACCGTTTGGAGTAAGAGTACTGTATCCATAATTCACTCCATCAGCCACAGCATTAGTTGTGCCAGTATAATCAAGATTAGCATAGAATGTATCAAATGCACCTGGGCAGTAGTTACTTGTGATTGTTGCACCAACAGTTTGTGTACCAGTCAAGGCTATTGATGTTGTGATTCTATGTAAACCACGACCATAAAAATCCCATTCAGCGGCAGTGATATAAGTGTTATCGACTGTTGCTGATGTCACTGTAATACCAGAACCGGTTAATGAATAGTGTTTACCTATACCTAATGCATTTTGTAAATGTCTAACAGCAGCATCATTTCCTGTTGAGTTTTGTGTTTGCATGTAATATACACCAGCTACACCATAATTACCTGCACTGCCAGCAGATACAGTGAATGTAACATTCGGGAATGCGGCAGTAGTTTGTTGAGCATTTTCTGCATTGGCACATAGTGCATTTGTATACGTAACAGAAAGGTTTGTTTGTTTAGTTATCGTATTTGCATTCGTTGTGAAATTGAGCGTTTCTGTTGCCTGAATTGTATTAAATCCACCATTAACTCTCACGAATGTCACCGTAGTTGGTGATACCAACGTTGAAGTTGCCGTTGCAGTAACGGCTGCACCAAAAGAAAATGCACCACCATCGTACAGATTAAACGATGTATCTCCAGTATTGAGAATTGTATACACTGTATTTGTTGTAGGAATACCAGTACCCGTTACAATGAAATAACCAGGTTGATGTGGCCAAACACCACCAGATGCATATGTAAATGGAACGTTTTGATTACCAGAAGTTAATACACAGGTTTGCGTATTTGATGTTGTTGTATCAAACAAATAAGGAACAGTAGCTTTATTATAATATGTTCCATATGGGAATGCAGGACTCGAAAGAACATATGATTGTATTGGGGTTGGACCTCTTGTTGAAATACCATATGCAGCAACACCATTATTAACTGTCGTTGTTAATCCATTTGCAGGAATATCAGTTCCGACTGCACCTTGAGGTACATAGTATCCTAATGCTTCAGGTACAACAGAAATTCTATTGATTGTTCCCACGAATCCAGATATAAAATAGGTGTTGTTTGCTGCCGCAGTATTATTATTTGCAAAACAACCAGCACCAATACAACTAAGTGAAGTAAATGGATTAGTTTGACCTTTAAATACCATCAATCCATTAACGTATAATCTACCTGGGAAAGATGTTTCTGCTGGATTCCATGAATATGTTACGTCAGTGGTTTCACCGTTCGCTGTATATTGCCAACAACGTAACCAAGTGACTATCGATGTACCTGTTGAATCATTTATAGTTATAGCGAGTCTTCGGTCGACCCCTTGTTTATTAATTATTCCCATTATTCCTGTTAATACCGATGCACCTGGTGCTCCGGTGTTTGCATAAAAGGCAGTCTGATTCAATACAGTAATA